ATATATTTCTATGGCAATACCTATAACAAAGTATGAAGAACTAAAAGAGTATTGGGATTATCAACGTAAGATAGAATACAATAGAGAAGTAATTTATTTTATGGCTGACAAGTTTCAAAACAGAGTCTATAATGACATGGGTAATGTATCCATAGAAAACTTAAAAAAGATACTATGGGAAAGAGTACAACCTGAGGATTATGAAGAACCTAGAAAAGGCTATGTACCAGAAGATGAAAGTTTAAGAATTGAAGGAGAGGGTAAAGCTTTTCTACCAAGGATAATGATACCAAATGATGAACACTTTAAGGGTTGACAAGTTGATTAAAATGATATATAATAAGAAGATAAATTTATAGGAGTTATGGAATGAGTGATTTTTTAAAAGATATAATTAAAGAAACTGGTAATGAATATGCTGGTTTAGTAAGTGATGGAATAGACAGCGCTGATGTCACAAATTTTATAGACACAGGTTCGTATTCGTTTAACGCATTATTGTCTGGTAGTATCTATGGTGGTATGCCGGCAAACAAGATTACAGCAATCGCTGGTGAAGCCGCAACAGGTAAAACATTTTTCGCACTAGGTATATGTAAAGCATTTTTAGATAAGGATCCTGAAGCAGGTATTATCTACTTTGAATCAGAAAGTGCTATCTCAAAACAAATGATTGAGGCTAGAGGTATTGATTCTAAAAGAATGGTTATCGTACCAGTTGCCACAGTACAAGAATTTAGAAACCAGTCAATCAAAATACTAGACAAGTATATTGAACAAACAGAGAAGACTAAAAAACCTTTGATGTTTGTACTTGACAGTTTAGGTATGTTATCTACTACAAAAGAAATGGAAGATACTGCCGCAGGTAAAGAAACAAGAGACATGACTAGATCACAAATAGTCAAATCAACATTTAGAGTATTAACATTGAAACTTGGTAAAGCAAACATACCAATGATTATGACTAACCACACATATGATGTCATAGGTTCAATGTTCCCTCAAAAAGAAATGGGCGGTGGTAGTGGTTTAAAATACGCAGCCTCATCAATCATCTATCTCAGTAAAAGAAAAGACAAAGAAGGTACTGAGGTTGTTGGAAACATTATACATTGTAAAAATTTCAAATCTAGGTTAACAAAAGAAAACGCAATGATAGATGTCAAGCTTACATACAAGACAGGCTTAGACAAATATTATGGTCTAATAGAACTCGGTGAAGAAGCTGGTATATTTAAAAAGGTATCTACAAGATACGAAATGCCAGATGGTTCTAAAGTTTTCGGTAAGAACATCAATGATAATCCAGAGAAGTATTTTACAAAGGAAGTGTTAGACAAAATAGATGAACAAGCAAAAAGAAAATTCCAATACGGATCAGACGAAGACGAGTAAACGATACGCCTTTGCTCAAAGAAAAGGTGATGACTTTAGTTGTTTAAAAATACTTGACGGACAATACGAAGGTATTATCTACAAGTATAATGAAGTAAAGTTTTCTCAAACTGAAAATGCTAATGGTGAAATACCTTTAAAGTTTACTTATGACATTATGGCTAATCCTAATGAGGAAGATGTTAATTCGGAAGACTTTAGAAATTACATAGGTGATATATTAGTTGAGTGTGTTGATGAACAATTAAAGAATGGAAATATACAAATAGATGAATGATAGAATAGAGAATACCATAATAAACAATTTGTTCTTTAATGAACCATTTACAAGAAAGACTATTCCATTTCTTAAAGAAACTTACTTTACTAAACGTGAAGAAAAAATATTGTTCTCAGAAATACATAAGTTTCTACACACATATAATAATCTTCCTACAAAAGAAGCTATCTTAATTGAACTTAATAATAGAAAAGATTTAAACGAAGAAGAATACAAGATCACAAAAGAGTTAGTCAATAGTATTACACAAGAAGATGTGGATTTAAAATGGCTAACAGATACAACAGAAAAGTTTTGTAAAGATAGAGCTGTTCACAATGCTGTATTAGAAGGTATAAAAATTTTAGATGGTAAAGATAAAACAAGATCACCAGAGGCGTTACCTAGTTTACTAGGCGATGCGTTAGGTGTAAGTTTTGATAAACACGTTGGCCATGATTACATAGAAGACGCACAAGATAGATTTGATTGGTACCATACTAAAGAAAAAAGATATCCGTTTGATTTATCTTACTTCAATAGAATTACAAAAGGTGGTATACCAAGTAAGACTTTGAATATCGCATTGGCTGGTACTGGTGTTGGTAAGTCATTGTTTATGTGTCATGCTGCGTCAGCATTCTTAACACAAGGTCTTAATGTATTATACATCACACTAGAGATGGCTGAAGAACGTATCGCTGAAAGAATAGACGCAAATCTATTTGACATATCAATGGACGATATTAGAAGTATGCCAAAAGAATTGTATGATAGTAAAGTTAAAAAATTAGAAGATAAGACAAATGGTAGATTAGTTATTAAAGAGTATCCTACTGCGTCAGCTCATAGTGGTCATTTCAAAGCATTGATAAATGAACTAGCGTTAAAGAAAAGTTTTAAGCCACAAGTGATCTTCATTGATTATTTAAACATCTGTGCTAGTGCAAGGTTTAAAGGTGGTAATATCTCCAGTTATTTTTATATCAAAGCAATCGCTGAAGAATTAAGAGGTCTTGCTGTTGAACATGATGTTCCAATCTTTAGTGCAACACAAACAACAAGAACAGGGTTTGTAAGTACAGATATTGGTTTAGAAGATACATCAGAATCATTTGGTCTACCAGCAACTGCTGACTTTATGTTTGCTCTTATGTCAAACGAAGAACTAGAAGCTCTAGGTCAAATGAAAGTAAAACAATTAAAGAATAGATACAATGACCCTGGTATTAATAGATCATTTATTATAGGTGTTGATAGAGCCAAGATGAGGTTGTACGATACTGAAGGTGGTTCACAAAATATAGTTGGTGGTAAAGAACTAAAAGAACAAGACCCTAGACCTACACCAGAACAAACGTATGAAAAGTTTTCAGATTTTAAATAATATGGCAAAAAAACAAAAAGTAAAATTTCACAAAGGCGATAGACGACCTAATAATGAACAACCTAATCTATCTTATACAAAGAAGATGGTAAAGAGAGGTAAGGATATTATATGGCAAGTCATTGAAAGACCAACAAAGAACGTCATAAGCGAGTGCTTCTTTGAAGAAGACGCCCATAAATTAGTTAAGTTTCAAAACAAACATAAAGTATGGCACCCCAATGGTGGCGTACCTAAATTCTTATGGACAAGAGTTTAGTCTTATAAATATAATAAACAAGATTGATTTATATGGAAACCGTGAATAGACTTATGGATAAAATGAGAGAGAAATGTTTAGTTTTAAAGGATTTACAACACAAGATAGAAATACACATTTAGAACACCTAGAAGACGATATAATAAATCGTGGTACAAAGGGTGGTCAGAATGCGTTAAACTTTTTAAGATCGGTGAGAGATATGCTCGCTGGTTCTTCAAATAAAAAAGTTAATATGACAGTTAAATGGGATGGCGCTCCAGCTATCATCTGTGGTATTAATCCAGAAAATGGCAAATTCTTTGTCGGTACTAAATCAGTATTCAATAAAAATCCTAAAGTAAATTACACTACATCAGATATAAGTAGAAATCACTCTGGCGAATTAGCGAATAAACTTTCAATCGCATTAAAAGAATTAAAACGTTTAGGTATCACTGGCGTATTACAAGGTGACTTTCTTTTCTCACAATCAGATTTAAAAAAGATTAGTTTAGATGGTGACGATATGATTTCATTTACACCCAATACAATTACATATGCTGTTCAATCTTCATCTGCTGTAGGCAGACAGATTAGTAGAGCAAGAATGGGAATTGTTTTTCACACAAAATATTCAGGTAAGACTTTAGATAGTATGACTGCTGGATTTGGAACAGTTAGAGGTAGAGCAACTAATGTATTTCTAGCGAGTGCTGGTTACAAAGATGTATCTGGTTCTGCGAAACTTACAAGAAACGAACTAGCACAATTCAACGCAAAATTAAGAATGGCTGAAGGTTCATTATCAAAGGCAGCACCTTTGTTAGATGAAATGAGTAAGTCTTCTGCTGATGGTTTAGGTGTAGGGTTTAGATTAAAAACTTTCTTCAATCATCACATAAGAGGATCACAAGGTCACATGGCTAAAGTTAGAACTCTAGTAGATATGTTTAGAGATTACTATATCAATATTGTTCAAGCAGAGATTGATAGTAAGAAGACAGATAAAGGAAAACAAAAGTATAAAGATATACTAGCAACAAATTTAAAATTTATAGATAGAAATAAGAATGCTTTAGTAATGGCTGTTGCCTCTCACGTTACTTTACAAAATGCGAAAGACTTTTTGATTAAGAAGATGAGTGAGATACAAAGCATAGGACATTTTTTAAAAACTTCTACAGGTTATAAAGTTACAAGTCCAGAAGGATATGTAGCCGTAGATAAAGTAGCAGGAGCAATCAAGTTAGTTGATAGAATGGAATTCAGTAGAGCTAACTTTACAATGCCAAAAGGATGGAGTAATTAATGACAAAGACATTTAAACAATTTGAAGATTATGATTTACAGTGCGAAGAAGTAATATTCGAACACGAAGGTGAGCCTTTACAAGAGGCAGAGTATCAAGGTAAGACAGTAAAATTAAACGACCCAGTTAGAGGTGGTTCTAAAAAGTTTTATGTGTATGTAAAAGATGGCGACAAAGTTAAGAAAGTATCATTTGGTGATACAACTGGTCTATCAATTAAGAGAGATAACCCAGCTAGAAGAAAGTCATTTAGAGCAAGACATAATTGTGCTAATCCAGGACCAAAAACTATGGCGAGATATTGGAGTTGCTATCAATGGAGAGCCGGAGCAAAGGTAGATGATTAGGTATATACTATTAAGAATTAATCACTACTCTACTGCATTGACAAGTTGGTCATGGCAGAAGTTATATGGTAGTAAAGACAAAGGCTGGTATTGGAGAAAATGAAAAAACTAAATCAAATATTACGAGAGGGTGTTTACGACCCAGGTATATTTAAAGCTTTCTTTTTAGCTGGTGGACCTGGAAGTGGTAAGTCATTTGTAACGGCTGGTGCCTTTGGTGGTACAGGTTTGAAACTTGTAAACTCTGACGGAGCATTTGAAAGAGGTTTAAAAAAAGGTAATCTATCATTAAAGATGCCTGACGAAGAAGAATATTTTAGAAACATTGTAAGAGCTAAAGCAAAGATGACTACTGCTACTCAATTAGATACTTACATACAAGGTAGATTAGGTTTAGTCATAGACGCAACTGGTAGAGATAAAAATGTTATTAACAATCAAAAGAGACAATTAGACCTTATAGGTTATGATAGTTATATGATTTTTGTTAATACAAGTTTAGAAGTAGCGATAGAAAGAAATAAGAATAGACCTAGAACTATACCAGAATATGTCGTACAGAATAGTTGGAATCAAGTACAATCTAACATTGGTCAGTTTCAAAGAATTTTTAGTCCTGGTAGAATGTTAATTGTAGATAACAATAGAAGTGAAAAAGAATTAGTAACACTAACACTTAACACAGCTGCGAGATATATACGAAGTCAATTAAGAGCTAGTCCTCAAAATCTAACAGCGAAACAGTGGATAGCAAACGAACTAAAGGCAAAGAACACAAAATGAGATTTAAAGATTGGATAAACGAAAGTATCATAGATATACCTAGACAAAGATATGCGCCAGGTGTATTTGATGACGCTGATACTAATAGTCCAAAATTAAAACCTGTTGTAGTTAAACTTATCAAAGATCAAATTAAAGAATTTGAGAAGTACCACCCAGTAAAAAAATATTCATTGATTGGTTCTATACTTACAAAAAAATATAGAGACGATGCTGATTTAGATATGAACATCTTATTTGATGTTCCTAAAGAAAAACAAGAAGAAGTTAGAATAGCATTAGCTAAAAATTTAAGAAACATAAATGGTAAACTTGTTCCAGGAACTAAACACCCAATTAACTATTATGTTATCACAGACCCAGAGTTAAAGAAAAAGAATGACGCTATGGCTGATGGTGTATTTGATATTGATGAGAATGAGTTTGTAAGAAGACCTACCGAAGATACTTTCGACTCTGAAAAATATGAAGCAGACTTCCAGGCAAAAGTAAAAGAAATAGATGTAGTCAAAGGCGAACTTGCTAGAGATATAATTGATTACGAAGAACTAAAAGGTTTGACAGCAGATGATGTATTGAACTTACAAGCGAGAGTTAATAGTAAACTAGATGAGATAGAAGACAGTATAGAGGTATTAGTTGACATAGGCGATGATGTAGTCAAACAAAGACAAAGTGCTTTCAATGATGATATGTCACCAGAAGAAATTAGACAGTTTGGTAAGAAACATAAACTACCTAAAAATATTATCTACAAGTACCTAGAAAAATATCATTACTTAAAATTTTATAAGAAGTGTAAAGATATTTTAGAAGATGGTAAAGTTACAGATAAAGAAATTGATAGTTTAAAAACTGAAGCAAATAATGGTCCACCAAGGGTTATGGCATTTACATTTGGTAGATTTAATCCACCAACAATAGGTCATCAAAAGTTGATGGACAAAGTTAAAACACAAGCTAGAGATTACAAAATTTATTTAAGTAGAAGTGAAGACCCTAAAAAGAATCCACTAGACGTTAGATATAAAGAAAGATTAATGAAACAAATGTTTCGTTCTCATAGTAGAAACATAGAGATCAATCCATCAAATAATGTATTAGATATTTTAGTAAAACTATATGATGATTACAATAGAGTTGTTATGGTTGTTGGTAGTGATAGAGTTAGAGAGTTTGATACTTTACTAAAGAGATATAACAATGTAAAATCCAGACACGGATACTATTACTTTGAAGATATAAAAGTTGTATCTGCTGGAGCTCGTGATCCTGATGCCGAAGGCGCAGAAGGTATGAGTGCTAGTAAGATGAGAGCTGCCGCTGCGAAAGGTGACCTAGAAGCATTTAAAAAAGGATTACCTGGAAGTAGTAGAGGCACTAATGACGCTGAAACAATTATGAAAAATGTTAGAGTAGGTATGAAACTTGCCGCTAGTTATAAAATGGAAAATTACAAACCAATACCAACAGTTAAAGGGTTTGAACAAGAACAAGTAAGAGATTTATATGTTAGAGATATGATTTTTAACATTAAAGATAAAGTAGATTATATCAAAGAAGATATAAAAGGTATAGTAAAAAGACGAGGTACTAACTACATTGTCATAGAAGATAACAACAACAATTTACACAAAGCATGGATATGGGATTGTTTACCTATAGCCGCAGATAGAGAGGTAGAA